CTTATACTACCTATTGCGCTCATTGCCATATATCTGTCTGCATCTAATCTAACGTCTGAGCCTGCAAACACTAAGAAGGAGCCGTCCCTAGCCCACGTTGCTACACCCGAGTCTCCACGGAAGGATAGATTGCTTCCTATAGCTGCTATTTTCATGTCATCGTTTGATTGTGCTTGCCACGTGCCGGTTACTAAAGAAGTAAAATTACCATCCGAATTTATTTCAGTGTGTGTACTAGAATTAACAGCAAAAATGTCAGCACTCATGTTAAGCACTGTAGCACTATCTAATAGGAATTTTTCAGCATCTATGCTGACTGTTTCGCTATCCATGTTAAAGTTTTTGGTTTTTAGTTCTACGTCACCGTTAATAGGCAGTGCTAAACTGCCATTTTTTACTTCTAGTTTAGCATCGTTTTCGCTGGTCAAATACAAATGAGCACTAGACTCAATGTTTAAGTTTCCGCCTGCGCCTATTTCTAAATTTTTTCCTGTTACAAAAGCAGTGTTTCTAAAACTCTGATAACTGGCGTCTATGCCAGCATAATTTGATATGTGTGTTCCTGCTATTTCGCTAATACTTTGTCCTGCTGTGTTGTTTATATCTAAACCGGCTGTATTGTGAATAGCGTCACCGGCGGTTGTGCGCATATCTTTACCTACCATAAAATTAACATTTTCGCCAGCGGTAAAGTTTACGTCTCTATCAGCAGTAAAATTTAAATCATTTGAACTGTGAATACTAACACTGTCTTGGGCATAGATATCAATTTTACCGTTGCTGGTCATTTCTATCCAACTAGTTCCTCTAGCATTACCGATGTAGACTAAGTCTTCAGTGTTATGTAATAATATTTGATGTCCTGTTCTCGATCTTATGCGTATTAATTCGTTAGCAGGAAGTGTAACATCGCCTGTAGGAATTTCACCATCTACTAGTGCTTCTATGTTTTCATATTCTGGGGGCGAATCTTTAGCATGGCCTTTACGGATAATTTTATCATCACCGTCATCCATAACAAAACTTGATCCGCCTAGTCTGTTAATAAATTGATTTGCTTTTGCGCCAAAAGGTCCTTTTTCAAACTTTACTGAGTTTGTTCTTTTATCAACCGGGCCAGGTGTGCTTATTCCGAATACAGCACTGGGTACTTCTCTCCTTGCTGATGAACTAGTTACGCCTCTAACATCGTCGTCTAATAGTCCCTGCTTTACTAATATCTGTGTTAAATCAATGTGTACTGGTTTTACAAATTTTGTAGGTTGCCTTGCAGCACCATCTTCCCTACGTTTGTTGTATTCTGCTGCGGGGGCTTTTTTGCCAAAGTCCTCTAGATTTTGTGTTGACGGATACCCTGGAGTCATCCAGTTCATGTAATCGTCCATTACACAGCCTATCCAGTAGGCGTTTGCAAAGTTTCCTTCTGTAAACATCACAAGAACTCGTGTGCCTACATCTGGTGGTATCATCCACATACCATAACTTTTTTGCGAATACTGATATCCTACATTACCTGTAGTTGCACCTAGTGGAGTTGATCCATAAAAAGGAGATAGATATTTTGCTTCTACTAATTGGCCAGTTCTTTCTGGATCGTTACCGGAGTCTGCTTTGCGTAAAATTTCAACTTGCAGTGTACCCATATATTTAGGATCAAGATGGCTAACCACAATGGCTTCGTACGGACCAGGTTGTCCGGGTTTAGGACGCCATTTTGTTCTTGTATATCCAGCCATATTAAATTAATCCTTCGTCTTCTGCAAATCCTTGCAATAGTTCTGTTGGGTCTAACTCTGGTACATCTGGAATTCCTGCAAGAAGGTTGACATCTGGAATAGGAAAACCTAAATCTTCTGGATTTATTCCGTCTTGTAATTGTGAAAAAACATCATCAGTAATTAAACTTTCTGGTATACCTAATGCTGCCGCTATGTCTCCTAGTGTAGCAGAAACAGGATCTAATCCATTTATAAGTGTGCGTAATTCTCCTTCTAAATAACCTTGTAGTTGTGCTACACTTCCGCCGGGCATTAATCCGCCTAGTTGGTTTAAAAATTCGTCAGTTATATTTTCTACTACATTTCTACCTTCATCAAAAATACCACCAGGTACATCTGCTAATGTAGTGTTAGAAGGATCGCCTTGTTTGTAGAATGATTGAACTTCACCTTCTTCTTGTCCTAGCATTCTGTTTAAATTAAGTGTTGTTGTATACTGATTGCCTGAAAACATATGGTCTGCTTTATTCACTCTGTATATTCCGCTAAACTGCCGTATAATTTTTGTATCTTCTGGAAACAACATTAGGTCTGAGCCTCTATCATCTAAATCTACAGGAGTTCTAAATATAACATTAACATGAACTTCGCCGTTTTGATGATTCATGGTGCCTGCTCTATTCATATTTGTATATGACGTATCCCCTGCTGTAAAATTTCCCATTCCGCTATCAGAAAGATAAAACGGATCTCCCATTACTTTTATATCTAATTCTGCAAGATTAACTTGGCTTTTTAAAAGAGCGTCATTAAAAGATCTTGCTATTGACGTTGTGGTTTTGTCTTCGCCACCACCACCAACATTTCCACTGTCGCTTTTCTTTTGAGGCTCTGTGGGTGTTGCGCCTTCTGCAGGTTGCTGGTCACCCCCGTCGCTGCCAGCAGGAGTTGGTATGTCTTCTGTGGTTCTTGTAGTCGATGATTTTTCTGTTTTACCTCGTTCTTTACTAGTTGGATTATCCGCAATAGGCATATTGTATGCAAAATTAAAATTTATATCAAATTCTAAGATTTCTGAATTTTTTCCTGTGTAAATGTAATTGTATTGTTTTGCACATTGAGCTTTTACGCTAGCAACATTAGAAGCACTAGAAGGTGCTTTGATAACGCTGTGATGTACTTTATATTCTACTATTCTATAAACAAAAACTTTAGGAGTCTTACCTGTTTTTTTAACGTTTGCTGCATTAGGAACAATATATACTTGAGGTTCAACTTTATAATATTTAATCATGCCATCGCCTGGCAAATTTAAAAGCTGATCGTATACTGTTTTACCAAATGTGCTAATTAAAATTATTTCTTCTATTACTTCTACAATGCCTGTACCTGCTTTAAATTTAAATGTTCTAATGTCATCACTTAATTGCAGTTCCTCATTTCCTCTTGAGTATATGTTTTTTTCTGCATCGTAGGCAAATCCATCTTTACCAAACGGATGTTCACCGCCTTCAACAAATTCTTCAACAATTATTTCTTTGCCAATGTCATTGATGTTTTCAGGATCTTCAGAATAAGTTCTAATTGTTTCTCCTAATTTAGAACGGCCTTGTATTTTACCAGTTTTTCCATTTTTAAATGTTTCAAATTCTTCTGGTATTTCTAAGTCTTCGCCTTCTGTTTCGTTTACTCCGCCTTTAACACTGGCGTAAAGATAATCGTCTTGTTGTAGTCCGCCTGGCGCTGCGGCTACTGTTGCAGCATCGGCGCCATCGCCGCCGCCTAAACCTATATTTTCTTGTGTTCTGTCTGGTTTTGGAAAAACAAATACAACTTGATCTGCCATTACCACATCTCCTGTAGCTTCTTTTTGCAAAAGATGGGTGTTTAGTTCTGTTGCTAGACTTTGTAGTCCTGATTGTAAAATTTCAGCTACATTTCTTCCAGTGATTGTCATGTCTGTAGGTAATTCTACAATTTTATCTCCCAATCCTATATCATTATGAGGTATTGCTTCTACATTATACTGTGTTCCGCCGGCGTCTACATCAAATGTTACATTTGTTAGGATTAAAGGCAACATTCTGCGTGAATAACCGGGGGTTCCGATGTTGTTATTTTGATCATATCCTATAAAATCTATTGTCAGCAAGTATACTGCTTCAATATGATTAGGATATCCCGCCTGTTGTGCTGCTACTTTTAAAGTTTCTAAAAACATACCCATACTATATGGTTCTGTAACTTTAAAACTAATTTGATTTGCATTTGTTCCTTTTGTTGTGGCGTCTGCCATAATTGTTGATTGTATTTCTACGTCGTCTATAAAATATTCTGTTGTGATTCCTAAAGCAGCCTCTACTTCAGTTTGAGGTTTTGTTATGCCTCCGCCGCTACGTAAAATATTAATGGATGCGCCCCCAGCTTCTCTAAACACCAACGGATCATTTACTTCTGCGGGCGTCAGCACCCCCAGTGTAAAAATATGATTCACTGTGGCAAAGGCTTGCAGCTCATTAGGCCAAGGAGGAGGTGTAGTGCCCGGAACTAACTGGCCAGGGAACACACCAGAATTTGACATTGGGCCTGGTGTTGCGTCTTCTCCTGATGATTCTGTTCCGTCTAGAAGAGATGCTGCATCACCAAGTAATCCTTCACCTACAGATACAACACTATTAACTGCGTTTGTTACAGCATCAGCTGCTTCATTAATGCCTGCTTCAACAAGCGTATTAGCTTTTGCTTCAACAGTATTTTTTATAGTTTCAAAACCCATTATAATCCTAATGTTCTTCTAAGTTTCGGTCCTTGTGGGAGATATATTTCAGTTCCAGGTTTCATGTCAAAAATTGGGTCTTTGATTGTGTCCATATTTCTTTGAGCAAATACCCACCATAATTTACTAGACCCGTACAAATCGTAAGCCAACAAATCTGGTCTATGAGTATATTGTGGCTCTATTTTATATAACACATCATCACCGTTTGCAGGTATAGGCCTGATTTTTAGATAACCAAGATATCTATTGTTTAAGACACCTGTATTTGAATATGGACTTTTATTAGTATATTTTGCCATTAAATAAATCCTTTGCTGTCACCAATTAATGCTCCGCTGACAAAGTCATCTAAACTAAACTGACGTATTGTATCTCTTGAGTATGTTGGCATTACTGATACTGTTACAATAGAATGACTAGGCACAAACGCCGAGCCACCGCCACCGGGAATGTCTGTTTTAATATAATCTATATCTTGTGCAAGTTCTACCTGAAACATCTTAATAACACACGGAACGTCTTTAAAAACATAATCTCCGTATCCGTTTAATCTTGACAGCGGAGGAGGTGCTCCTGCATTGCTAGAGCTTTCTCCGTAAAACATTTTTGTTATGCTTCTTAAAAAATGCATTGATGCTAACCAATATTCTGCATCGTCACTATTTTCAACATAAAAATCACCCGTAATTTGTATTTCGTTCACAGTTGAGTTCTCGTAAATTTGATACGGATAATTAGTATGTACTGGTTGTAAACTATTATAATTCGCACTATGCATCATAATAACTGAAGGTGTGAAGGGAAAAACCATAGAATTGTTTGTTGCTACTAATCTTTCAATTAACGGGCCGCCGATTGCTAGATACGGTTTTGGCACTGTTAATCGCACTCTCCAATCATTGTTGCCTGCGTTTACAGTAGCAGCAGCAGTAAGTGATGAAAAAGTAGGAATAGCGTCTGTTGGTAAATTTAATCCGCGTATATTAGACATAAATCCATTAGGATCATCTAACGCCGCTGACAAATTACCTGCTAAACTATTTAAAGAATCAAGACCTTTTGCTAGACCGCCGGCGACTTCTTTTACAGAATTTACTACGCCGCTGGCTTTACTAACTAAAGAGTTAGATCCTACTATACTTTCTACACTACTGATTGGGTCGTTTGCCATTTTTTTCTCCTTCTTATTATTTAGTTGACTTTTTTAAGTGCGTATATTATAATGTAACTAAGGAGACTATAATTAATGAGAAAAGTAAACTATCTTAACAACAAAGACATATTAAAAGAAATTCATAAGTCAAAAAATTCATTTTGCAGTTACGTTGACGAAGAATATCATCAATATGACATTATTTTAGCTGATGTAGAACGAATTAACATACGTACTATAGCAGAAGCAAAAAGAAATAAAGCAAAAAGGCTACAACAACAGGCTTTTGAAGCACGTAAACTAGCAGGAGAAAAAGTAAAACTAGCAGAATGCGAAGTTGACTACCGGAAAATAACAAAAGAAGAATTAATTTTCCGTATTATGACGTTTGATCACATTCCAGAAGAACCGGGTCGAAAGAAAAATCCTAAAACTGTAGCAGACACAAAGACCAAACTAAATTTTCCTCCATTTCAACACTATAAATTTAACGAAAAAGATGAACTAATTTGTATAGGCAAATCGCACTGGGTTGGAGGATTGTCTAACGGACATTTTTCAAAGAATCACGGTACTGCAACTGAAAAACTAGCTCGTATGTGGATGAAATTATGTGAGCGTTATGCTACTCGAGGCAATGTTAGAGGTTATACCTATAACGACGAAATGCGCGGTCAGGCTATACTGCAACTAGCACAAATCGGATTGCAGTTCGATGAGTCTAAAAGTCAAAATCCATTTGCATATTATACAGCAGCAGTAACAAATTCGTTTGTGCGAGTGATTAATATAGAAAAGCGTAATCAAAATATTAGAGACGACATTCTTGAAATGAACGACATGAATCCAAGTTACACAAGACAGAGTCAAGGTGAATTTGAAGCAGCTCAACGCAGACATGATCTAACAGAGCAAGCAAAAAATGGTGAATAACACCGTTGACTTTGATTAATATTGATTATACAATAAGTGTAACTATAAGGATTTTTGAGTGTTTAAGAAAGCAGCAGTATTTACAGATATACATTTTGGTTTAAAAGGCAACAGCAGATTACACAACGACGATTGTGAAGAATTTGTAGACTGGTACATAGAGCAAGCCAAAGAACACGGTTGTGAAACTGGTATTTTTTGTGGCGATTGGCATCACAACAGAAACAGTCTTAATATTACAACTATGGATGCTACTATTCGTAGTTTAGAAAAACTAGGCAAAGCATTTGATCAGTTTTTCTTTTTTCCTGGTAATCACGATTTGTATTACAAAGATAAGCGTGATATCCATTCTGTTGAGTTTGGTAAACACATTCCTGGTATTACTGTAGTCAATGAAATCCTAGAGCAAGACGATGTAGCACTTGTTCCGTGGCTGGTAGGCAACGAATGGAAAACTATTGAAAAGTGTAAAGCCAAATATATGTTTGGTCACTTTGAATTGCCGCACTTTTATATGAATGCTATGGTACAAATGCCAGATCACGGCGACTTAAAACCAGAACACTTCAAAAATCAAGAGTTCGTATTTAGCGGACACTTCCATAAACGCCAGGTTAAAGGCAAAATTCATTACATTGGTAACGCATTTCCCCACAATTATGCGGATGCGTGGGATGATGATCGAGGTATGATGATACTTGACAAAGAAAATGGCAAAGATCCTGAATATATCAACTGGTGGAACTGTCCAAAGTATCGAACCGTGAAACTTTCTGAGCTGTTAGACAAAACAGATGACATAATCAAACCCAAAATGTACCTTAGAGTAACATTAGACTTGCCAATTTCCTATGAAGAAGCCAGTTTTATCAAAGAAACATTTATTACTTCACACGGTTGCCGTGAAATTACACTGATTCCACAAAAACAAGTAGAAGAAATTTCCACAGAGTTGGATATTACACAGTTTGAAAGTGTTGATCAGATTGTATCTAAAGAAATTGCGGCAATTGATTCGGATAATTTTAACAAACAGTTACTATTGGAAATCTATAACGAGTTATGATTAAACTAAAGGATTTAACAGTAAAGAATTTTATGAGTGTGGGCAACCAGACTCAAGCAGTAGATTTTAACAAGGAACAACTTACTCTTGTGCTAGGAGAAAATCTAGATCAAGGTGGAGACGATTCAGGTTCACGTAACGGTACTGGTAAGACTACTATTATTAATGCATTAAGTTATGCATTATATGGTACAGCACTTACAAATATCAAACGCAACAACTTAATTAACAAAACCAACTCAAAAGGTATGTTGGTTACACTACATTTTGAAAAAGACGGTGTCGACTACAGAATTGAACGAGGACGTTCACCTAATGTGCTAAAGTTTTTTGTAAACGACGAAGAACAAGAGCTAATTGACGAGTCTCAGGGCGATTCACGTAAGACACAAGAAGATATCAACGATATGTTGGGCATGAGTCACGATATGTTCAAGCACATTGTGGCACTAAACACTTACACTGAGCCATTTTTAAGTATGCGCACCAACGATCAGCGAGACATCATTGAACAGTTGTTGGGTATTACCATACTTTCTGAAAAAGCAGAACAGTTAAAGGAACAGTCTAGAGTAACTAGAGACGCTATTACTGAAGAAAATGCTAGAATCAATGCTATACAACAGGCAAATGAAAAAATAGGTGAAACTGTTGAAAGTCTGCGTACTAGACAACGTGCCTGGCAGTCAAAGCAAAAGCAGGACATTGAAAGACTACAGCAAGGTATTGACGAATTAGAAAAATTAGACATAGACAAAGAACTAGAAGCACACGAACTGCTGAGTGCTTGGGCTGAGAACAACAATGCTATTACGGCTCTTAACAAAGAAAAGAGCACATTGGAAGTAGCACTAGAACGTGCTGAGAATTCTGTACAAAAAGTACAAAAAGACATCGCAGAACTAGAAGAAGCAACCTGCTATGCTTGTGGTCAAGAACTTCATGCTGATAAAAAGCAGGAAATACTTGACAAGAAAATGAAAGAGCTCAAAGATGCCGACACATATAAAATAGACATAGCGGAAAAACTGTCTGAAGTAGAAGAAGCACTAGCAGAAATAGGTGACATAAACGGACGACCCAACACATTTTATGAAACTGCTAAAGAAGCATACGAACACAGACAAAATGTTGACAGTTTGCGTCAGGCACTTGACACAAAGAAACAAGAAACTGATCCTTATATAGAGCAAATTGAAGATCTAGAAAATACTGGTATTCAAGAAATAGATTGGGGTCCTATGAATGACCTTAACAACTACAAAGATCACCAAGAGTTTCTGCTAAAACTGTTAACCAACAAAGATTCTTTTATACGTAAGAAGATTATTGATCAAAATCTTATGTATTTGAACAATAGGCTTACATATTATCTCGACAAACTGGGTTTACCACATCTAGTTGTGTTCCAAAATGATCTAAATGTGGAAATTACACAACTAGGACAGGACTTAGACTTTGATAATCTGTCAAGAGGTGAAAGAAACAGACTGATATTAGGTATGAGCTTTGCGTTTAGAGACGTTTGGGAAAGTTTATATCAAAATATCAACCTATTGTTCATAGACGAGCTGATAGATTCGGGCATGGACACAGCAGGTGTTGAAAATGCTCTTAGTGTGCTTAAAAAAATGGGCAGAGAGCGTGAGAAAAACGTGTTCCTTATTTCACACAAGGACGAACTGGTAGGTAGAGTCAATCATGTTATGAAAGTTATCAAAGAAAACGGCTTTACCAGTTATGAAAACGATATTGAAATAATAGAATGATAGAAGATGATACTCATGACAAGTTGACCAAAGCATATCTTGAGTATTTCAAGGTCAACGAACTATTTGAAGCACGTAATTCACAGTGTACACACAGAAATGCAAGAAGATGGTTGCGAGAAATACGCAAACTTGCTAAAATACGCATGGACGAAATACACGACAAACACATAAACAAAGGCAAGAACCAAAACCAAGGCACAGACGATTAAGGCTCCGGTAAGTAGCTACATGACGTGGATGTATGATGGCGAAATTGTAGACGAAATACCAGAAGGCTACATAGGATTTGTATATCTCATCACAAATAAAAAGAACGGCAAAAAGTATATAGGCAAAAAACTAGCTCAATTCAAAAAAACAAGGCCGCCGCTCAAAGGTAAAAAAAATAAAAGACGTTCAACAGTCGAATCTGACTGGAAAGACTATTGGGGTTCATCAGATAACCTGCTAGCAGACGTAGAAAAGTATGGCAAAGAGAGTTTTCTTAGAGAAATACTACACTACTGCGAGTCTAAAGGCGTTTTAAGTTACCTAGAAGCCAAAGAACAGTTTGATCGCAGAGTTTTAGAAACTGACGATTACTATAATGGCATTATTAATGTAAGAGTAGGCTCCTCACAGGCGTTAAGAGAACATCTCAAGCGTATCTAAGGCAATATAACAAGCAACACACAAGGTTAGCCCGCCAGATTGTAATCGGGCTGTGGAAAAACCTATGGAAACATAGGACACGTACACTTTGACGCCAATAGCGAACCATAGTTGGATTGAAGTAGATTGAATGTTGCCAATCAAGAACCACAATGTTCATAAAAACCGTGTGCTAGGAACGAAGTAGCGGGTAATACATTGAGTGTATGATATAATACACTTACTGTATGATGTCGACGTAGGTTGGGAAAGGTCAGAGCCCATTGAACAGTGAAAATACCTACTTCCAAAGTCTAGGCTGGGCGAACTCACATGAAGCTCATTTTTTTAGGCGGAACCGTAAGTGGTTCCGTCTGACTGAACAATCTACATGAAACTTAAAACAACTTCGTTGTTTAAATCAAATAAAATAGTT